GCAGTCTATGCTTCTGGTGCCAGTGCTTTCGGAATCCATCAAATGGGCGGCAATCAAAACCTTGGAGTTGCTTTGGACTTTTTAAGAATGAAGATTAAGCGCATGATCCCTGATTATACGCATAAGGAGGCTGCTGACAACGACTCATCATTGGATTGGGCCAACAAGGAATGGTTTGATGGTGATAAGCTTCATGCTGGAATTAAAATTGATCGCACGAATTTCGATGAGATTTACGTTAAGGCTAAGGGTAGATATCATGTCTTTGATACCCAGGCTCTTAAGGATAAACTTGGCGAGAAGAAGTGGCGATCACTTAATTACACTGATGCTGAGAATGATTTCCCGGTTTTTCATCAGAGCCCCAGTTGTGGGGCTTCGAGTTCACCGCAAGGGGTAACAAATCACGTCCCAGTGCCGGTTTCAGCTGGAACATCGTCGTTATTGAGGCTATGTCAAAACTCACCGGATGTAGTTATCAAATCCCAGTCCCAACTGAAGAAGGAACGCGCTATATTGAATGTACTGAAGGGCGTGTCGAAGGAGGAGATCTTATCGATCCACTCTCTCGCACAGCGCCAGGCAGGCATAGCTGCGCAATCCAAGTCTCAACCCCAAAACACCCTAACAAATACACCCGAATAGGAGTGTCCCTTAAGAATCGTGTTCATCCACCTACATCTTCATCGGCTGAATACGACTCTTTAGTAGCTCATAGTGGTTTTTATAGAGATGCCCAGTCCCCCAGAACTAAGCCTACTCAGTCTGAAATGGAACAGATTCTATTTTACATGGAGAAGGTTTATTCCTGTTGTAGAGTTGACAATACTAACTGGCGCTCCTATGAGAACTTCATAGCTTCTGTTCATGCTTTGGAAATGACAAGTACACCCGGTTACGGCTTCACCAATCAGGCCCCTACCATTGGAAAATGGCTCGGCTTTGACGGTATCTCTTTTAATGAGACCCAATTATCCATTCTCTGGGCTCGAGTTGAGTTTATTCTCGACTCTGACTCGGATTTGGATACTTATTGGAAAGTTTTTATTAAGAGAGAACCTCATAAGATTAGTAAGGCCCATAGTTCCCGCTGGAGAGTCATTACTTGCTGTCCTTTAGACGTGCAAGTAGTCTGGCAAATGTTATTTGCTAAGCAGAACGATAAGGAAATCCAAAAAGCTCTTGAGATCCCCAGTGCTCAAGGTTTCATCCTAGCATATGGAGGTTGGAAGCTTCATTTTGATCAATGGAAGCGGAAGAATCTAATCTTTGGCAGTGATAAAACTGCTTGGGATTGGACAGTTCAAGAGTGGATGATATCTTTGGATTTGAATTTTAGACAACGCATGATAACGGCTAACGACGACTGGTTCAAACAGGCCACCAAAGTTTATAAGAACGCTTTCTATGACGCGCAGTGGATCCTTAGTGATGGCAGAGTATACAAGCAATTGTATCCTGGTATTATGAAAAGCGGCTGCGTTAATACCATATCAACAAATAGTCACTGTCAGGTGATGTTACATTTGTTGTATTCTATTCGAAAAGGAATATCCCC